CCACAGTAATTGCATCTGCTTCTAATGTGCCATCAATATCTGCATCTCCAGATATATCTAAACTAGTAGCTTCTATTTCACCACTAGCCTTAAATATAACATTATCACCACCACTAACTTCAAAAATAATTTGATTGTCAGTACCAAACTTTATAAGATTATCATCATCTCTACCAATAACAAGGCTTGTATTCTTTATAGATTCAATACCAGTCTGTGCAGAAGCAATACTTGCACTTGATATAGCAAAGTCTAGTGTGCCATCACTATCATCATAAGTAACATCTATACCACCTGACTCTGTATTACTTGATACCATAGCACCAACAGTATCTTGTATAAACTCATCAAGAGCAGTTCCATTTACTGTAATAGCATCAGCCTCTAGTGTTCCATCAATGTCAGCATCACCACTAATATCAAGACTTGTAGCATCAAGTTCTCCTGCTACTGTAACAACTCCACTAGATAATGTAATTAAATCAGTATCACTAGTGTGACCTATTGTTGCACCATCAATGTTTACACTATCGATAACAGCTTGTGTAATAGCACTATTTGTACCTAGTGTAGCACCATCAATACTTCCACCATCTATATTAGCAGTATCTGCTACAAGAGCATCTGTTGTAACTGTACCATCAAAGAAAGCATCTTTAAATTCTACAGAGCTTGTTCCCAAATCTATATTATTGTCTGTAGACGGAACAATTGCACCGTCTGTAAAGGTAACTTGATTTTCCCCTCCAGCGGCTATTGTTATAACATTAGAACCACTAAATGTAATACTTGTGTCAGTGTCACCATCACCAGTAATGCTATCTAATTGTATGTCACCTGCATTTGTAAAATTGGAGTCACTTAAATCAAATGTACCTGTTACGTCAAGATTACCATCTACAGTTACGTTACCTGCAAAAGTAGCATTAGCTCCACTACCTGTAAGCATAGTAGTAGAACCAGATTTAATAATTAGATTACCTGATGAATTTGTAAATGCAGCATACTGTGCGCCATCATCTTTAAGAACAATATCTGCATCACCTGCATCTAATGTAATATCAGCTACAGCATCAACAGTAAGATTATTAGCAGAGATAGTCATGTCTGTACCATCTCCCTCAATCTTTTCACTATCTCCACCAAATACAATACCTACGTTATTAGGCACATGTATATCAGATGTAGCTGTAAGATTAATCTTAGCTCCTGATGTAATTGTTAAATCAGTATTGTCGCCCTCTATTTTTTCTCCAGTGCCAAAAGTTATACCAACATCTGCAGGTACAACTATATCAGCTACAGCAGTAAGATTAATGTTATTACCACTAATAGTTAAATCAGTGCCATCTCCCTCAATCTTCTCACCATCGTCACCAAAGGTCAAACCGATATTGGCTGGTATATTTATGTCACCGCCACTACCAACACTAATACTAATGTCTGTGCCATCAGATTCTATTTTTTCATTACCTGACCCATCTAATACAAGTCCGACACCTGATGGTAAAACAACATCGGCTGTAGCTGTCAAATTAATATTATTACCAGTGATAGTTAAATCTGTACCATCACCCTCTATCTTTTCTCCGTCATCACCAAAAGTTAAACCAACATTTGCTGGAATATTAATATCGGCACTAGCTACAAGATTTAAGTCTGTGCCATCACCATGTATATATTCACCACCTTCATCAAAGAAGTATAATCTTTTAGAGCTATCTATTACAACATCATCAGAAAACTTAAAATGGTCTTCGTCTTCCATCCATGTAATAACACCATCATTTGTTTCACCGTCAAATGTTACAGCAATATCAGCCCCAGCAGAACCATCACCAATAGTAATAGCTGCACCCAACAGTTTAGTAATAGGACCACCTTCATTAGCTGTGCCATCGTGTGTATGTCCAGTGCTTGCTTGAAAGGCTGCTAAGAGTTGATTAAATTCATCATTAGTATGCGCTGCAGTAATTACATCACCGTCAGTATATGAAGACTGTCTTGTGTATGTTGCTCCCATTTATCTTCTTGCTCCTGCGTTAAATTCTAACTGAAAACCTTTTAGTGAATATGGTGCAGATGTTCCTCTGTCATTCACCCTAAGTGCTATGGCAAATCCTGAACCCTCTATTGGTTGTCTAACAAGTGGGTTAGACTGTCCACCGTATGTAGCTGTGTTATATAATGATGTTCCATAAATAGCTACCGATGTCGATGTGTCAAATGGATAAGCGGCAGGTCGTGCCACTGTTGGTGATTCATAATCATATCTAACAAATAAATCTGCATTCACTGTGGCTTCAGGTGCATAGTTAATAATAACACGCTGAAAGTTTTTTCGTAAGCCTGCGTCACCCATTGTTAAGTCAGGCGACCTATATTTACCTTCTATGTCATTTCCATCAAAAGTATTGCCTTGTTCTTGTCTGTAGACATATCCATCAAACTCACCATGAAGAACAATGCTTTCTCCTGCAGCTACAACAGAGTCAGTTGAACTTGGTCTAATTCCTTTAACATCAGCAAACTCGTAATCATTTCCTTTACGAACCGCAATAACACCTTCTGTTGATGCACGTACTAAAGAAGTTTTAGAAAAGAAAATCCTATATTGTGTTTTATCAGGAACTACAACACTATCAAATTCATCAACATCTGTAAGTCCTGCAAATCTTCTTTGAACCTTTCTACTAATTGTACCTAGTTCAACGTCACCAATTCTTTCTGTACCTGCAACAGTTCTTAATCCATCAGGTGCTAGAAATACAACATCACCTGCAAATTCTTGAATCGTAAAACCATTTATACAACCTATTTCACGTGTAACAGGTTGAACAACAAAATCGGCTATTGTATTACCTGTCAATCTAAAGATACGTTCTTGACAGAAAATAAACAGTTGATTACGAAAAGGAAATAGTCCTGTAATATCACTGTCTACTTGTATCGTGCCTGCACCATTAGCAACATTAAAGTCGTCATCTGTAAATGGTGCGGTAAAAACTAAAGCTTGTGGATTACTTGACATGCCTGCAAAAAATAAGGCATCTTTAAATCCTGTTACAAACTTTGGGTCACTTGGTGCGCCTGTAGCATTTAAATCTGTAACTGTTGTATTGTCATACTTACTTGCATGGTTTGCACCATCTGCCCATACTATAAACTCTGTACCACCTAGATTATATCGAAAGAATGTATATTTTTCTGCACTTGTTCTTCCTGTATCAATCTCTGTCCAAGAACCAGTTGTACCACCTTTAAATACTTTCTGCCCACGAGCTGCAATAACATTGCCTTTAAAATAGGCAGATAATAAAACTGGTTCACTACTTGATGAAGTTTGTGGCACAATATTACTATTCCATTTTGAATAGCCTGATATTCTTCTGTACCCACCTCTAATGTCTGGCTCAAAGTTTGATAGTTCTAGTGCCATGCCCGGTTGCATAGCAAACGTTGATTGGTCTAAAACTAATCCACCTTGACAAGCAAAAACAAATGGACTTAATCGTGCTTCATCTGCCATTTATTTCACCTATGTAAATGTCGCTACATTTGTACCATATCGTAATGACCTTGGAATGTACGTGGAACGAACATAGTCGGTTCTATTTAGTAGTAGTGACTGCATTTGTTTGATGCCCTCTTCAAATCGTGAAAAGTTAATTCCGTATTGTTGTGACTCACCACGATACTGATACCCATATGCTGTTGCGCCATCCACTATAACTTGTCTAAATTGTTCAGGAACAGTTGGCACATCAGTTGTTGAACTTAATGCCGTTGGTTTATTATAGTATTCATACTTTAATTCGAATGCTTTATTTGGGTATGGGTAAAGTCCATAATTATTATCTGGTGTTCTAAATACATAAAGAGGTACACCACCTACGTCTGATGTTGTTTCTTGTTCGATGTACTTGTCTACGTACTCTTTATAATCTAAAACTCTAAGTGTTGTTCCAGCAACGCCTAGAGTATTATCTTTACTAATTCTAAATGTTTCGT